GGCGTCACGCCCGACAAGGCTCCGATGAACACCGCGGAGATCCTTCGCGCCGCGGGCTACACGATCGCGCGCGCCCCCGGTCTGGAGTGGCAGGAAGAACTCGTCGAGGTGCTGGCCACGGCGCTCTTCCAGCCGGACTCCGACGAGAAGGCGCTGATGCAGGAAGCGGTGGAACTCTGCCGCGAGAAGACGACCAACGACCTCCACGTTCGCTGGGTGATGCGTGACGCACTCGATCGCGCCGCGATCCGCCGCGCCCACCGTGACGTGCTGGCGATGTATCTGGGCTAGGAGAACGCCATGAAGTTGAAGTCGAGCGACGGGCAGATCAATGCGGTGCTCAAGGCGATCAACGGCGTGATCGAAACGGCGTACGTCAACAACATGAACTCTGGCGAGATGTGCGAGCTGATGGTCCGTATCGCGGCGCATATCTCCAAGGGCTACGGCACGACGCAGGACCAGTGGAACAAGGCGGCGGCTCAGTTTTTCGCGGAGGCCCCGGAGGGCTTCAACCGCTTCGATCCAGTGGACTCGCACTAGACCTAATCGATTCGCCCATTCCGGGCGATCCAACCCGCGGCACCAACCCAAGTCCCAGCCGCGGGGACCCCTCTTCACCGGACAGAGGCAAAACAGTCGGTAGGACCCACGGCACCCACGGGACGGGCAACACCGGGGATCTAGGAGAAGCACCATGTCGATCATCCTCAAGGCGAACTTCGCGGGCGTGGCCGAGCGCAACGTCGGCGGTGGCTTCAAGGAGCCCGAGACCGGGCCCTACAAGGTCACGATCACCGACGTCGAGCAGAACGAGAAGGAGGGCAAGTACAGCGTGAAGTTCCAGACCGTCGTCGCGGAGGGCGAGTATCAGGGCAGCGAGACCCGCCTGTTCCTTGGCACCGACCTCTCGAAGCCGGGCAACCTGCGCTCGTGGAAGACGGCTCTCCTCTCCGTCGGCAACAAGCCCGCGGCGATCGAGGCGGGCGAGATCGAGTTCGACGCCGCCGACATGAAGGGCAAGACCGCCTACATCTACTACAAGGCGAAGGACCCGAACGACGCCACCTCGCAGTCCGACCGTCAGTTCATCACCCCGGAGCAGTACCAGCGCCTCGTGGGCCAGAACTCGGGCTCGATCGCGGGCGGCACGACGAAGACCGCTGCGCCGCAGATGAACGTGTCGGCCCCGAAGCCGGGTGGATCGAACGCGCTGCGGAGCATGCTCGGCCGGTAATCCCCCCCACCGGACGGGTAGGGCCACTCTGAGTGGCAGGGAGCCCGGCGTAAGGCCGGGCAGTCGAGAAGCGAGGGTGGGGCGACTCGGCAACTTTTTCTGGCGAGCCTAGGCGAGGTCAGGTCAGGCGAGGCTTGTCGGGGCATGGAGCGGCGATTGCGCCGTAGGAGAAGACGATGCGAAACGAAATGGTCAGTGGTGTGTCCCGTCCCGACCTCGACACGCGGCTCAACGACGAGCCCGACGATGGCGTCGGCGACATCTATCAGATGCACGTTGAACTCAAGGGCCGCGCGATGCTTCTCTCGCATCGCTACGACTGCGACTCCGTCGAGATGAAGGCGGCCGCGGCCAAGGGCTCGAAGAGCAAGAAGACCGACGACATCAACAGCTACATCTACCGCGATCGCAGCGGTAACTGCGGCGTTCCGGGCGCGGGCATCAAGAGCGCGCTCGCCACCGCGGCGAAGTCGATGCCCGATCCGCGTTCGCCCCGCAAGAGCGCGCGTGATCTTTTCAAGGCGGCGATCCTGATCGAGGACGACGTCGTGACGCTCACCGACGAGAACGGGCTTCCCAAGAAGACGTGGGATGCTCTCGACAAGCGGCGCGTCATCGTGGGACAGGCGGCCATCGCGCGCGTGCGCCCGGCCTTCGAGCCCGGCTGGCGTCTCTCGTTCACGGCCACGGTGCTCGACTCGCAGTACATCTCCCCGGAGATGCTGCGCGATGCGTTCGACCGCGCTGGCAAGTACATCGGCCTGTGCGACTACCGACCGGAGTGCGGACGTTTCGACGTCGTGCGCTTCGAGAAGATCAAGCTCCGCTAGGGGCAGGGCTTGGTTTGGCGGGGACAGGCATGGCAAGGCACGGCATGTACCGGCTGGGATTGGTTTGGCAAGGCGCGGATTGGAATGGCGGGGAAAGGTCTGGCTGGCAACGGCTCTGAAGTCTCTTTGAAGTTTCGGAGGGGGATCGGATCTGACGGTCCGGTTCCCCTTCGAGGTTTCAAGGGCGTGGAGCGGCGAGGCCCGGCAAGGCGTGCAAGGGAAAGGTTTGGCAAGGTTCGGCGGGGACCGGCTTGGAACGGCATGGCAAGGCGAGGCGATGTTCGACGGGGGAGGGTGGCGGGCTTGGCTCGGGTTCGGCGAATCGATTCGATGCACGGAACGGCGTGGTCTGGAGTGGTCAGGACAGGAATGGCAAGCCAAGGCGGGCAAAGGATTGGCGAGGAGAGGAGAGGTCGATGGGCACCGGGCAAGTGATGCTTCAGCAGATGATGAACTCGGGCGACTACGATCCCGAAGCGCTGGGAGCGAAGTGCGACAAGTGCATCCTGAAGGAGCTTCGTGAAGGCGGCCCGGTGCCGCCCGACGTCACGATCGGAAACGAGATCGCTGTCGTTGCAGAGGCTCCCGGCGAGAAGGAGGTCGAGTACGGCCGCCCTCTCGTCGGGTCCTCCGGGCTGGAGTTCAACAACTCGCTGCAAGCGATCGGCGTGTCTCGCAAGACGCTGAACCTCCATCAGGCGATTGCGTGTCGGCCCCCTGAGAACGACCTCGACAAGGTGCTGATGAAGTTGCAGCGGCGCAACAAGGAGCGGGTGAAGAACAAGGAAGAGCCGCTGCCGTCGCCCATCGAGTGCTGCCGCCAGCGGCTCATCAGCGAGATCGACGGGGTCCAGAACATCGTGACCATGGGCAAGGTGGCCTACCAGTCCCTCACCGGGAGGCAAAAGAGCGTCATGGAGATCCGGGGCGGACCCATCGAGGGCTTCCTCGACGAGGCGGGCAACTTCGTCACGGGCACCGTCGAGGATCAGACCTACCCGCTCCGTGTTCTGCCGACGCTGCACCCGGCCTTCGTCATCCGCACCCGTCGATGGTCGCGTGCGTTCAAGTCCGACCTGTCGCGCGCGTTCCGATGGTTCACCGTCGGCCTCGACTGGAAAGAGCCCGACATCACGATCAACCCCGATCCCGCCACGCTGGAGCGGTTTCTCAGCGACACCAGCGCAACGTACGCGGTGGACTTGGAGACCTCGTTCGACGATCCGACGGTCAACGACCTTCGCACCGTCGGCATCGGCACTGAGTCCGCGGCGATGGTCTGCGTGCTGAAGTCGATCGAGTCCGGCGCGTCGGCCTACCGCTCCGCGGACGACGCTGAGATCCGGCGCGTGCTGAAGGAGTTCTTCAGCGACAAGAACAAGATGAAGGTCGGCCACAACGCCGGATACTTCGATCAGATGGTCATCCGGCACCACTTCGGGATCGACATGGACCCGCTGTGGGACACGATCCTCATGCACCGCGTCGTCGAGCCGGAACTGCCGCACAAGCTCGCCTACGTCGGCTCGATCTACACCGACGTGACCTCGTGGAAAGAGAACCACACCGCGTCGGAAGCGGCGACCGACCACGAACTCGCCGTCTACAACGGCATCGACTGCGTCGTCACCGCGCGCGTCGCACCGCAACTCGCCAACGCTGCACGGCTGCGCAACCAGATCGGCGTGATGCAGTTCGACCATCGCGTCCAGAAGGTCTGCCTCGGCCTCCACGAGAACGGGCTTCTCGTCGATCGCGCGGCGCGCGACGTCGTCGCGAAGAAGCTCATCGAGGACATGGCGAAGTACCGCAAGGAGGCGAACGAGATCGTCGGCAAGCCGATCAACATGAACTCCGTCTACCAGCTTCGCGACCTGATCTTCGGCGAGTGGAAGGTGCAGCCCGCGGAGTACACGAAGCTGGGAGATCCCTCGACGAACGACGAATCGATTCGAGCGATGCGGACGGCCGTGAAGGGCAACACGCAGGTCATCGCGTTCTTCGACGCGCTGCGCCGCTACCGCAAGGTCGCGAAGGAGTACGGCACCTACGTTCGGCGCATGATTCCGTACGGCCAACCGCTCGATGGCCTGAGCTTCACGAGTGAGGACGAGCAGGAAGAGGCAGAGCGCGGGTTGATTATGAAGGACGGGCGCATCCGTCCTGACTACAACGCGCACGGCACAACGTCAGGCCGTCTCTCGTCATCGAACCCCAACGCGCAGAACTGGCCGAAGCATCTTCGCAAGCTGATCGTGCCGCAGCCGGGTTGCGTGATCGTCGGCGCGGACGCGGACCAGTTGGAACTCCGCATCATCACCGCCGTCGCGCAGATCAAGGTCTACCTCGAAGCCTTCGAGGAGAAGAAAGACCCGCACGCGATGACGGCGTCGCTCATGTTCGGCAAGAACTTCGACAACCTCACGCCGAAGACTGAGCAGTGGGACAAGATGCGCGGTCTCGCCAAGGGCATCAAGTACGCGAGCTTCTACGGCTCCGGCGACGAGACGGTCCACGGCATCATCACGAGCGCCGAAGACCAACAGGGCAACTTGCTCTACCCGGACCTCTCCGTGCGCGAGGTCGCGACGATCCGGCGCAACTGGCTCAAGGGCATCCCGGAACTTCCTAGATTTTGGGAGGAGAAGATGGAAGAGTACCGCTCCTCCGGGTACGTCCTCGATCCCATCCTTGGCCGCCGTCGCGACTTCCTCGACGGCGAGGCGTTCAACGAAATCGTGAACCATCCGATCCAGAGCGCGGGCGCGCACATCATCCACATGGGAACCTTCGATCTCCTCGAAGACATTCCCTTCGGCCTCTGGGGCCCCGGCACTGGCCTGATCTCGCAGGTCCACGACGCCGTGTATGTCGAAGCGCCGTGTCCGCATCCGCAGTTCGAGGTGCCGGTGGACGAGAAGACGGGCAAGCCCAACGAGAAGTTGCGCGAGTTCGGCTGGTGCCCGCCGAAGTGCCAGTGCCCGGCCAACTGGGCCGCGCGCACGATCGAGAAACACATGAACCGCGACGTCGCCGGTCTCGACGGTGTGACGTTCAGCGCGAAGGCGAAGATCGGGAAAAACTGGGGGGCTGTCTGATGACTTGGATGCTGGGATTCTTTTTTCTCTCCGTCGTTGGCCTCATGGCCATCGTGACCGCGCTGGGCGTGATCGAAGCGATGGCGAACAAGACGAAGTGGCCGGTCTTCGAAGACGCGACGATGACGCGGTTCTCGAAGAACGTGATGGTCATCGAGTTCAAGGGGCGCGGGCGATGAGCGAATCGATTCGCAAGTTCGTCGATGAGTACAGCGACAACTTCGTGCAGGGCGACGGCTCCAACGGTCTCCTCGTCATGGATGACTTCGACGACTGCATCGTCGGCGTCGGCCAGCGCTTCACCGATCACTTCGTCGTCTACGATCTGCGCAAGGTCCTCGACAAGCTCATGGCGCAGGGCATGAGCGAAGAAGAGGCCATCGAGTTCCACGAGTTCAACCAACTGGGCGCATGGGTCGGACCCGGCACGCCCGTCTTCCTTCACCTGCCGCCCAACGAGAGCGAGACCAGCGATGTCTGACGACAAGATCGACCTGCGGCACCTGCCGATCAACGAGAAGATGGACTACTTCTCGCAGCACCTCGGC